TCTGGGGACTGGTCTGGGGCATGAAAGAACGCCAAGAGGAGAGGGGGATTAACAAATGAAACTCGAGTATCAAGTTTGTAGTTTGGAGTTGGCGAAGCGTCTCAAGGAATTGGGCGTGAAGCAGGAGAGTGAATTCCAATGGGTGAATAACGATCCATCAAGAACGGATGCCTTAGCGATATATGTTTATCACAACGACTTTATCCAAGAACATGGGGCAGAATCTTCGGTAGTTTGTTCCGCTTTCACCGTGGCCGAGCTGTTAAATATATTGCTCGAGTGTGGCTTAAAAAGTATTTTGTTGCCACTTGCCGGAAAGCATTCCGAAGCAGATTATCTTGCGAGGTATTTAATCAATGAAAAAGCAAAAATTTAAAACACCGTGTTGGGTTTGGCCTTACGCTGAAAACGTAAATGGATATGGGAATACAAGAAACGACCGCACGGCAAGTTCACCATGGACGGCAAGGACGCCGCGCACCTGCACCGGAAGTTTCGCGTGTACGACGCAAAATTATATTTCCCTACTGTTGCGATAGTATGCGATTTACACAAAAGAATGCTCGATAGGAGCGAAGGTTGGTATGGTGAGAAATGGGAATGTCCCGAATGTTTATTACAAGGATTGCCTCAACAACAAAATTTAAAATTCCATAAACCACCAAAGGAGAAGAAATGATACGCCAAGACCCCAAGCGGAAGGAAACGTTATGATCATGATCTTGACCGATCAAGTCGCCAACCAAGGGCTGCGTGAGAAGCTGAAAAGGAGAATTAAATGATTCAGGGAACAGATGCAACAATAGAGCTTAGAATTCGTTCGATGGAACACGCAATTATTCAGGCGTTCACCCTTTATGAAGGAAAGCTGAACGAAGAAATAAAAGACCTGGTTCATTCAGTGGTGGGGGGATTTGATTTTAAGGGAGAGCTGGAAAAAGAACTTCGTTTTGAAATCAGGCAACAGCTTTCTTCTATGTGCAAACGCGCAATCCAAGATAAGGTTCATTACTTGTTGGAAGATCGAATCAATAAAGCAGTGGCAGCTTTAAAGTGATCTCCGTGTCCTCAGTGAACGAGAGGATGGGAAACAGTGAATAATTTTTACTTCTACACGCGAATAGCAATGGTTACCATTGGAACTTCCTTTATTCCTCAACCAAATAGAATAGCGATCGCGGCCCTGATATGGGCGGTTTATTTCACCGTTCGCATTTGGGAGGAAAAATATATGGAGAAATAACTTGTGGGTGAACGAGAGGATGGGGGGAGTATGAAAGAGTATCACAAGATAAATTCGCTATTTAAGCGTGACCAAAAAACAAACAAATTCATTATGAATGATTGGGCTGATCCAGCTTTTGAATATCTTTCCGGAAATCAATGGCAATTCACCGAGAAAGTGGACGGAACAAACATTCGCGTTATGTGGAACCATGAAACGAAGGAATTGAAGTTCGGTGGGCGTACCGATTCAGCCTCAATGCCATTGTTTCTTTTGTACGAGCTTGAGCGTATTTTTCACAAAACGAAATTCATTGAACTTTATCCTGAAGTTTCGATGTGTCTTTACGGCGAAGGCTACGGAGCTAAGATTCAAAAGGGCGGAGGGAATTATATCTCTGGTGGACAGTCTTTCGTTCTATTCGACGTTTTGATTGGCGATATGTACCTGGAAAGACCCAACATTGAAGACGTTGGTGGAAAGTTGGGATTGAAAATCGTTCCTATCATTGGAAACGGTACTCTCGAAGAAGCCATTGAAAGATGCAAGTTCGGATTTAATTCTCAATGGGGTAATTTTGAGGCGGAGGGAATCGTGGCGCGACCGTTAACAGAATTAAAAGATCGGCGCGGACACAGAATCATCACAAAAGTTAAATGCCGAGATTTCAAGTGAGCAACGGTAAGAGAGCGCGAGAGAAAAACGATTTTGATTATTGTTACTGCGGAGATTTTCGTCGTCAGCACAAAGACGGAAAGGGGTCTTGCGCCTTGAACACGTTCGGACATACGATTTCATTTGATCCCGGAGATAAGTGCATGGAATTTAGACTTTCAGAGCGTTACAAATTAAAGGAGAGAATGACATGTCAGAAGAATTGAAGCCGTGTCCGTTTTTTGGTGTTGACGTTTATAAGACATCTAATATCAATATGGAATTATTCCACGATCCTTCACGTGGAAACGAGTTAAGGGAATGCCCACTTGGATATATAAATGTCTCATATGAAGAATGGCAAAACGCCTACTGTTGGAAACAACTCGCCGAGAAAGACAGCCGCATAAAAGAGCTGAAATTAAAGGCAGAAGAGGAAGAGGCTAGTGCTATCTCTTGGATGAATGATCGGGATTTGTGGATAAGAAGGTTTGAGAAATTGAAGAAAGAGAATGACCGCCTGGAACGGATGGCGGAGAAGATGGTGGATGCGTTGGAGTTGGCAGAGGAACACATAGACAATGGCTTGATCAGAGAAGAGCTTAATACTATTCGTGCCGAATACCGAGAGATGAGGGGGAAGCCATGATGTTTTTTGTTGGGCTTTGTATCGGACTTATCCCATCGGTGGTGATGATGTGGCTAGTTAAACAAGAATGCGGAGAATGGCATTGCCCTGATTGTGGTGCTATGGAAGTTAAGGCCAGCTCATCCGCCCGAAAGTCCGTACTGGAATCGAAGGAGGTGGAAACGTTATTGAATTATTGCGAACACACTTCTTTCTGTAACGAAAAAGGAACGGTAGGGGTTGATTGCGAATGTGGATATTTTAAGGCCCTCTCAAACTTCACCAAATTCAAGAATTCGATTAAAGAGTAAAAAGAAAGAAAGCTAAAAAGTAAGGGGAAAATATGAAAGAAATTAAGTTTAGGGCGTGGGACTTAAAACTCAAAGTGATGTATCCGCACGTTCAAGATTGGTACGACACTCTCACGGAAGAAGATGGGGAACCTCAACAGCCGGAACAAAGTTTCGGGCGATTGTTATCAAAATCTAAACGCTATATCCCAATGCAATACACCGGCCTAAAGGACAGGAACGGGAAGGAGATTTATGAGGGGGATATTTTAAAAACTAATACTGGTGAAAAATTAAAGGTTTACTGGCATGAACATTTAACTGGATTTGGAGTTGATTTAGCGACTGATAAAAAATTCATACCAGTTCAACAACTACTTGAAATAAAATTTGTCGAACCTAAGTTCTGGTATCTTCAAACAGAGGTCATCGGTAATATTTACGAAAATTCGGAGCTGTTAAAATGAAAGAAATACACCCATTTATGAACTCAGTTGCCTTAATAAACGGATTAACTGAAAGAATTAAGCAACTCGAAGCAGATTACTCTTCTGAGGTTCAGGCGAAAGAGTTGGCGATTGAATCTCTGGATAGTCTTAAGAAAAAGTTGGACTCCGTTAAAGAACTTTCTGAGCTTCGATTTAAAGCTTTGTGCAAGGAACAAGAAAAAGTTTGGGATCTTAAACAAGAACTTAAAGATTTAAAGAATGGGAACCTATGACAAAAAATCGTCAATTATGCCCTATTACATGTATAGATTAGGTCAAAAAATAGGCATATTAACGAAAACGTACAAAAAATAGGGGAATATATGAATAAACAATCAGCGGTTGTAGGCAAGCTTGAGTTTAACCTACCAGAAGCCCAAGACGAATTCCAGTTGGCAATAGATGGTTCTAAATGGTTCTCTGTCGTTTCAGATTTAGATGAATTCTTGCGTTCAAAGGTAAAGTACGGTGGATCGGAAGATAAAAATACAGTTTGCTATCAAGAAATAAGAGATTGTTTTCATGAGATAATTTCAGGCTATGGGGTAAGTCTTCATGGCTAATAAACATAAGGATAAATATGGAAAATCGTAATTTGTCAATTAAAGAAACAGCGAAAATACTAGGGATAACCAGGAAGACACTCCTTAAATGGATTGACAATGGCAGGATTATGGCTTCTTTCTACCCGATTAGCGGAAGGCAATACACGGCATTTGATCCTGTGGAAGTAGCGAAGGTTAAGAAGCGGATGATTGAGAACCCGAAGCCTGGGGTATCTTTATTAAAGAAATAAATCCTCCTAACAGGGAGATTTCATTTTAATCCACATATCCTAATTTTTTATTTTTACGGTTGCCTTGAAATATTTGTCCATTTGGATGGTTTCGAATGGGATATCTGATTGTAAATTTAGGTGACATTTTGACTCGATCTCTTTCATATCCCCTCTTACTTCTTGTTGAGTGTCTCAAAGTTCTTCGTTTGAAGACTGTGTGATTACAGGCCATTCTTTAGAGTTATAAATTTCTGAGGTAATCATAGTTTCTTGTGGTAAGTTGCAAACAGGACAATCTAACCGCCAGACTCCAAGGATATTGCTGCGAAAAATTGAGCCTTCTTTTATATTTCCACATTTACATTTCATTTAAAAAGTTCCTTCACAGAAGAAACCATTTTTAATTTTCGAGCATCTTTTAATTTCTGCAATCTTTTAATTTCTTGATTAATTTCTCTGGAACGTGCCATCGCATTGGTTTTATTAGATGGCGTTCTTCCAGATACCCCATGTTTATGGCTACCAATTCAAAATACACCTTCTTTCATTTTCATCCTCCTTCAAAGACTTACCTTTAAGGCTTTAGACTTCTGACGCTTCATCTATGCAAACAAGATCAAACTCCCGTCCCTTTAGTCCCGGTGTATGTGGGCTAGTTTTGATTTTTGATAACCGCTTAAAAAACCAAAACAACCATGACGGCATTGAAATATCTATCTGCGTTTCTGCCGTGACGTAACGAAAAGTTTTCATATCTTTCTCCTTTAGAGTCACCTTCAAGGCCGTATTTTCTCACAACACAGAACATTTTTTTTGTTTATTACCCACTCGATACCGCTCTTGGTCATAATGTGGATACATTCATTTTCCCAAACAGAAACAATCTCTCGAATGGTTCTTTTGTAGCCGCCGACAAAATGGATGATTTGAGTATGTGTCATGGGAGCCAATGGAAGTGGAAATCCATTCCCCGAACAATCAGGACACGTACGATCTGGTTGGAATGATTCAAATAATTTTCCAGCACCACCACATCGTTTACATTTAGCTAGTTCTGATTTCACTTTTTCTCCTTTAATTTTAACTATCCTTTGCATTAAAAATAAAAAGCCCTACGTCCGTTCGATGGTAAATCTGTTCAAGGGATTTGCCCTCACGGTGGACGTAGAGCTAAATTGGTCGTGATTGGTATACGCTATAACGTTCCGCTCACATTTTGCCCGAACCGTGCCTTGAACGTGTTAATTATAATCGATTGTATTTTTATTTGTCAACAAAAAAATACCCCCCACCTGTGGGGAGATGGGAGGTAAAATTTAAACACTTGGGAGTGTTATTTCGGCGGTTCTGTTGGGGCGGTTGTTTCGCCTGTCTTGGCCACAGTTCTAAGGGTGGTGTAAAGACCATTCAAGACAGCCATGATTATAGCCGCTGTTTTGGGGTCTAGGACGCCGTTTAAGGCCCCTGCAATGGCAATAAGGTTAGATAGCACGGTTAAATAAAACTCCGATGTTTTCCAGCCAGGTTTTTGCATAATTATTCCTCCTATGTTTTTTATCGGTCTGCGTATTTTAAATAGAAACTTGATTTTTTTTATGAAATTCATATAGTTCCTCTTTGGTTTGCAATTTTTAATTGTTCATGAATTTCATTCCGTCTTTTTATTTCTTTATCAGCCACATCTTGATTCCGTCCATATCCCATCCCCCTCGGTAGTGGACGCCAATTTTTTCTTAATAGTAAAGCCAATCGGCATTGTTCTATTTTCACTAACAGATAGGGCTGTAAACTTTCTAAAAATATACCGGCTTTTTTACAGTCTATACGCCAATTGTAAATATTTTTATGGTTGAGACCTCTTTTGTAGGGCCCTGCGATAGTTCCGCCAAATATGCTCTTAATAAAGATTAACGGGGACAAACAAGTATTCATCACTTGGATGGTCAACGTGTAGGCATTGTCCCGTTTATTGCAATTTTTCCTTATATGAATTGAACCTTCACCATCAAAAAATCCGGCGATATAAGAAAGATTTGAAGGAGTCTTTAAATTTTCCATTTAGATACCTCCTGAACTAGATTTTCTGTCGGTTTTCTTATTTTTAAGAGAATCTTCACTTTTTGTAAAAACCCCATATTTCCTCCGTAAGACTTTATTCGGCTTTGAAAAGGTGGGCAAGAACCAACTAAAAGATATCTTAAAACCTTCTTTTAACTGGTTTATAAGCTTCATGCGGTGGCCTTGTACTCACCAAACCAAGCTACATTCATTGGCTTTTCAATATCAACATCAATATGAATATGGCGTTCGTATATGCCAATCCGTCTAAATCCTGCTGATCCCAACGCCCAGCAAAGCTTCTCACGGAACTTACGGTCTTGAGGGGCGGCTATATCCACAGCCATCCCTTTCGTATGGGCAGAGTCTTTGACCCCACCAACAACCTCGTTCTTTTCAGGGTTCCTGAACCCACTGGTTATAACAATGGGCATCCCGTAGTATTCCCTGGCTCGTTCAAGCTTGAATACAAGGTCTGGCAGTAATCCAACCACTTCTTTCTCTGAGAAATATGTCCATTTTGGCATCTATTTATCCTTCTCTTTGTTTAATCTTCTTAAGCCAAGGCTTGCCCCTGCTCCAAGGGTTCTTGCAATGGCAGGATTTGTTGCACCCCTGTATGCCAATCCTAATCCAGCAGCCCCTACTCCTTGTACCGCAGGAGACAAAAGTGGTGCAGCTAATAAGCTCAGTCCTCTCCCAACAAGGACTTTAAATGGGCTTGCTCCACCCAGTTTGTTTTGTGGGAATATATTCGTTATTGCCTCAGATTGTAACGCTCTCTTAAACATGGGATCAGCTTTGGCTATAGCTGGGCTTTGTTTTGCAATTGAGTCGGCTATTTCTCGATCAGCAATGAGGCTGTCCTTTATATATCTGCCAGATTTAAGCAATTTATCAATTGCTTTTCTTAGGACAAAACCTTCTGCTGGCTCAAGAGTCCCGCCTTTTGATATGTATTGTTTCGCAGAATCCAGTATTTCTTCTGGTTTATACATGCCTTCAAATAAACTTGTGCCTTTTGGCATTTCGTTCTTAGCCGAATCGTACAAAGCACTCGCCGCTTTCTTCCCTTTGGTTAGATACAAACTTGGGTCGTTAAATACAGTTGAAAGTGCACCTTCCCCTTTTGGTGCAATCCCACTCATTTCTTCAAGTTGTCTTGCACCACCCTTGGCAATAGGAGCCAATGCTTTACTCCCTTTGCTTATTAATTGTCCTGCCCCAGCAGTTAAGATGGAGCCTCTTGAAATAAAACTAGGAGCCACTTCTGCCATCGTCTCAGCCACAACCTTTGGAGAATTCAAAGCAACGTCTCTTAATGTGCTGCCAGTTGGTTCAACAGCAGGGACTAAGTCAGCTAATTTATTTAATCCCTCACGAGACACCTTTTCAGGAATAGAAAGTCCACCCCATGCCCACTCCAACATCCCTTTATCTTCTCTTTGATCCGACTTATTAATGAATTGCACCTTATCAGCATATACTGGGTATTTTTCAATTACTTTTCTGGCAAGTGTTTCATCATCCACATGATTATATGCCCCTGGATATTTAGCCCTTATTTTTGATGCGAATTCAGATTGATTCATAATCCAAGATCCATGGGGTCAGATTTTTGGTCAGATTTTAAATTGCGAACAGGTCTATTAACACGTTCAGAAGAAGAAGTAATAGCATCTTCCAATTTATTAAACGAAATCTTCATTGCTTGGACTTGTGCTTTAAATGCTGGCATGGACAAGTTTCGATTTGCTGCTATTTCCGAAAATGCTTTTTGTTCGTTATTCGTTAATGTCGCACCGTAGAAATTATTTCTCATAACAGTGTTGGCCAATTCAATAATAGACCTGAAATAAATTGCGTCTGGATCAGTGGAATTATCTATATAAGCACCTATATTCTTATATTGTCTATCTATTAAACCAATTTTGTCGTCTGTTAAATATTTAGAAGCTTCATCAATTAAACCTCTTTGTTGATAAACATCACGCAATTCTTTTTCAGCCCCAGAAGATGGATTTTGAGATTGTGGATAATTTTTGCCAAAATACGGAATAGATTCTTTTGTTTCTGGATCAATTTCCATAAAAGACTCATTTTTAGAATCCCAAAATAAAGGATTCCCATTCTCCGAAACTCTATTCATTGGTCTTTTAAAAGTCGACTCTCTTGCTTGTATATTTTTACCTACTTCACGAAGGAGAGGCAATTCTTCTTCGGAAGCTTTTGATAATATCCTTAAATATTCGTTTTTTATAATAGAAGGATCAGCTTTATTCTTGTGTAGATTAAGAAGGTTATCTAAATCATCATTGGTATCATTACCATCATGTTCAATTGAATCTGGGTTTATTCCAAGTGAATATGTTTTATTTAATAGTGGAACGACATGTTGTTTATATAAATCTGTTTTTGTCTCTTTCGCCAAAAATTTAGAATATTTTGGATTTAGCAAATATTCAATTGCTTTGTCAGCGGCTTGCTGTTCCATCAACTCTTTCTTTTGTGCTCGCTCCTGTTCAAGCATATCCTGCTGCCTCTGCCTAAGGCCAAGCGTTTGCCCTGTCTGGTATCCTTGCATAATGGCGTCAAGGGGGTTCGCCTGTGGAGTTGGATTAAAATTTACATTTGGAGCAGGTACGTTTGTTCTAAAGTTTTGAGCCATATTTTCTCCGTTATAATTAATATTTATACAACCGCTGTTTTTTTAGCTCCACCAGCTAGTTTTCCACCATAGATAGTCGCCCCAGCTTGGAGGGCACTGTTAAACAGGCCAATCCGATTAGATCTGGTCTGATTCTTTGCATCTGCATTTAAAGTAGCCTGGTTATAAGCTGTATTGTAATTGTTGAGTAAAGCCTGATTCCTTAATTCAATATTAGACAAATCACGGTTGTAAATAGCACTTCTTTGACCGCCGTAGACATCCTGTAAGCCACCATAAGCGGTATTTAAATTCAGGCTATTATTAAAATAGTTCTGCTTGTTTTGATTTGTAAGTCCAAGCCTATTTAAGTTCTGTGATCCACCAAAGGACAAGTCGCCTCTTCGTTGTTCATCGGCCAACAAGGAATACCTCTTATTGAACTCAGATAATATCTGGTTCCCAGCAGTAGAATCAGACGTTGCAGAAGAAGGATCGTCTCCAAGAATACGGATACCACGGCGTCCAGCAGCCTCTACAAGCTTATTAAACTCTTGATTACGAGCTTGCTTCTGGGCAATGCTTAATTCGCCCTGTTGCTGTTTTAAGGCTTGTAAATAGCGTTCGTTCTCTGCTTGTGCGATTTGGTCATTTGACTGGTCGTAGGCAGTCGGAGCTTCGTTTAAACGCCCTTTGTATTGATCCAGCATGGCTCTTCGTTGCTGTATTAGGTCAAGTTCTTCTGGTGTGAAGTTTGGAACCTCTGGGTTAAGGATAGGGTCAGGAGCCCCAGGGAGATTAGGAGCCCTTGATCTTGTTACGTCTCCCAAGAATCCAGCAGTTAAAGCAGTAACAGGAGCCACCAAGCTCGCTATGTTTTTAAGTTTAAATCCCATATATTCTCCTTATTAGGCCGCTCGCTCATAAATAATAACAAGACTACCAAAACCAGCTGACTTGGCTACGACAAGGCTTGTTTTGAATAAAAAGCTAGCAGGAGTTACACCCGCTGTACTAGATCCGGCAACATATGGGGAAGCCCCACTAAAAACCATTATTTGATTAATCGTTAATGTCGGCCCTGTAATTGCCACCCCATCAATAGTAACGGTAAATGCATTAACTGTGCCACCTTCTGCCGCAATCATTGTCAATCGTCCTTGGCCAGAATAACTAACCAGGGTTGCATTTGAAGAAGAACTAACAATTGTTGTAAGACCTATATTTTGTCCCAATTTATTCACCACCGCTGTCGCTAACTTGGCTTCTGTTACGCCAGCGTCCTTTATACGAAGAGTGTCTGCATTAATTTCTATTGTCGAAGCGTCTACATTTACAGAGAGTGCGGTTCCGGCTCCACCAGCAAGACCATTCCCAGCTACGCTTGAGGCTATTTTGTTTTCGTCCACAGCAGCAGAAGCTATTTTTGCAGTGGTTACATTGGAATCTGCAATTTTAGCCGTAGTTACATTTAAGTCTGCAATTTTAGCTGTAGTTACATTTGAATCTAAAATCTTGGTTGTGATAACAGCATTGTTCGCAATATGCGTTGCTGTGACTTGATCGCCTCCAATATCAGCAGATTGTATTGGGAACCTGGCATAAAGAGCAGCGATAGTCGTAATGGGGTCTTGATACCAATAGGTTCTCCCACTCACTTGACCAATTACATATCTAATTCGTTCCAGCTCACCTTGCAAGCTGGTAGGTCTGCTTGTGGCACTTGCTGGATAGGGATCTGTTTGGTTTTGCATTTCAGCATCTGTGGCTGAATAATCATCCATCCCTGCGGGGATAAAATTTGTGTCTATATTCTCAAACTCATTGTTCCAAAGAGAAGCTGTTATTGTTTGACCTGGGATGGTCGTGATTAAAGGTATGGTAAAAGTAGCAGACATGTTATTTGTCACCTCCGAAGCGTTTCCTTATTTCTTCAAGAGTTAGCCGTCTAATAACCTGCTTTCTTTCTTTGGCGTTGTCAAGTTCTGATTCTATTATATCTTTTGTAAAACCATGCGACTCTAATTCAATTCTTTTCGCTCTCAATATTTGAGTTGATATCCGCTCTGCTTCTTTTTCACCGATTTCAACATTCTCATATTTATCCGATACCATAATAAAAGCGACTGAATCGTCTTTCATGAGAACGGGGAAAGACCTGAATTCTGGATGTTGACCCATAACATAAATTATCTTAGATGGATCTAGTTTACTTACTTCTTCCATTCTGGTTTTTATAGGTGTACCAGACGCCATACAACGTATTTCTTTTAAGCCGTATTTGTCGTATTCAATATAATCGCAAGTAAATAAATCAATCATCGAATCGGACTCCTTCTTCTTTGGTAGCCAGAAAAAGTTCTGATAAGAAATAATCTTGGCCAGCCGTATTATTAACCAATTCCAACTGCAAACTAAACCCGTAATGCTTTATTTCAAACGGGGAAAAACTAATTAGATCGTCAGCAAATACAGCAGTATCAAAAACAGCACTATCAAAAACAGCACCTGTGCCAGAAATCGATAGAATAACATCATCTTTACGAACTCCATTTATCCATATTCTTACAGTGAAGGTTACGTTGCTATCAGAGCGTACTCTTAAAATCCCCTTCCTAAAATATTTCCACATAACAGGATTCCCAAATTCAAATGGCTTAAATTTTATCTTTGATTGGTAAGGGTTCCCATTATCACCTCTTGTTACTTCTTCCAATTGCCAGACATTCCCAACCTGGTCAATCGTTCTTACTTTCCATACACCAGTACTTTCTCTGAATTCAAATGAACATGAAGCCGAGTAACCAGAATTGTAATCTTCATTATTATGAATAGACCATGCGATATCCGCAGGTTTATCTATGAATTGAACCAAGGCCGTATTAACACCAGAACCGCCAACCTGGATAAACCATTTTATGGCCCTCAATTTCTTGTCATAGGTACAATGCCATTCTTGGATATCGGCGATAGAAGCGTTTTCTCGAATGTAGCGATCAATATAGGCTGGTCTTGAAAGAGAGGCAATCTCATAATCAGCAGAAGTAAAGATGGACTTTATATTGTAAATGTTCCCATCTTCAGTCATAACAAATACTTCATTCCCAGCCTTGCATATAAGTCTAAAATGAGCAGCTCCACCTTCCCAAATAGCCTCTTGATATCCCCAAGTTGTTGAATCGTCACTTGCGTCGTCTATTCGGAAAGCTTGCGTTTTGCTGAATACAAATATTTCACCGTTAAACTCGAATCCAGCCACGAGACCCGCTTTTGAGTACACTGGGATGTATTTAACAGTTGCGTCAGCAAAATCATCTCCTACGTTGTTTTTAGAGGCATATACACCGTACTTGGTTACAGCCCAATTCCTTCTATTCGCACCTTGGCTGTGGGGTATGATTTGGAACGGTTGCCCCGTTGTGGCCCAATCAGTAGCTGGTATTACGCTTGTTGCAAGACCTATCCCATTCCACTTTTTAGGTACATTCGCACCATCACAGTAATACAAATCATCATCGTACTGCGAAAAATTAAAATAGTTTGAAGTGGAAAGACCAGAACCAATTACGTTATTGTCATCCGTATGGTACACAGATCCATTTGACTTTGCATAAACAATATATTCAGAACCGTTCGTTTGCCTAAAATTGAATCCACCTCTCCCGCTGTAAGATACGGAAGCAGTTATGGGGATTGAAGAACCTCCCCTTTTCTCAATACCACCGTTATGAAGATTGTAATTTGTGCTTGGTGAAATTAAAGCGTTATCTGGCAGCAGTTCATAGTTGCGATTATTTGAAAAACCGGAAGTATCAAAACTTATCTTTGTTAGGTTTACGTTAGATCCCATTAGGTTGCATCCTTATCTCGAACCCATGTAACCGAAGCGTTCTTGTCTCTTGTCCATGTGTTGGATGAATTTTTATCTCGAACCCACGCTTGAGAAGAATTCCTGTCCCTTACCCAATTATTCCTGGTAATAGAAAAAGGCGTTATTGCGTAAGAGTCTGACATTTGACGCCTATTAACAGAATCAATTGTTCCGTCTGGTATTGGCAATAAAAATAAGCCTGGCAAGCTAAAATTAAGAACAGACTTTCTTTTATTTGGAGTATCGATAGCCATTAAGAGAATTGTTCCTTTGTATAGATTGACCCACTATCAGAAACAGAGGCGGTTGCAATTGCCGTGCCCGCATTGTTATATATCTTCTCTTCCGTTGTGCTGGCTGTTCTTTTGTTCTTAAGAGCCATATAAACAATCATGAGAATTTGTCGAATTGTTGGAGTTGAAGCAGGGATACTTGAAAGCTCTGGCACAGTGTCAATGCTTAAGACATCAATGATTTCGTCGTTGACTTGTGTTCTGGCTGTTGTGCCAATAGAATTAACCGTACCTATTGTAGCCCCAGATTGATTGCTGGCAAGGTAAACAAGGTCATTTATAGGGTCGTAACCTGAAATGTCGCCAGAAGGGAGCTTGTCTACAATGACTCCAAGGTAATTCTGGGACGCTCCACTAAAATCTATTGTCCCTCTGTCAAAAAGTGGATCTCCTGCGGTGGCTGGGGAACCCGTATGGACACCGAAGCTATAAAGGCCCGCAGCTATAGAAGAAGGAAAATTCGCCTTGTAATAGCCACTTGATGCCTGTTCTGTCATGGTCACAGCGTAAGTTGCCCAGTTGGATACATTGTAAGTTTCAAAAGAAGAACCATTCCATATCTGGCCTGTTATGTCTCGAATAAAAGCATATAAAGAAAGACCGGAAGTCCCGTATGATTCAAGTATCGCCGCCATAAATTCTCCTTATTTACCTAGCCTTTCAATAAGACCATCAATTTTTCTGTCAATTGACATCAACATCGTTTCAAGCTTCTGATCTGCTCCATGCAAATTCGCTATCTTTAATTCCAAATCGTTTCTGTTCTCCCAGGCTTCTTTATTGTGGGATTCTTCCCACCTTTTCCGTTCATCTAGTTTCTCCCATTGGAGAGCGTTGACTTCTTTTATGCGCTGAACTTCTTTGTCGAATACTTCTTTAAATGAATCGAAATCGCTCTCATTATCCTTAATATGGCTATCGATCTTTTGATTTAAGCTCGCCTCTACTTGTTTATCTCTACCTTGGGTAAAAGCAAAATTCCAAACAATACCACCGACGAGAATAACGAACCCTGCTATTTTGAGTGTTTGCTCTAAATCCATTTAATCCACCCTATGACAGAAACATCCGCAGATGTATTCAATATCGAGAGGATGAGTATCTAGACAGTTGTTGCACATTTTATTGTCCTATTCCGAAACCATCAGGAATTTGTTTTTATTTTTAATTGTCATTGACCAATACCATATGCCCCGCCGGGTATTCCGTAGTCAACATCAGATATCATCAGATTCATGTAAACCCTTGAATCAGTTTGATTAGAAAAGCTAGATGCGTTTGTTGGATTCGTGGCAGAAGAAAGATATACGCGATCACCGAAACTCGTAAGCTGAGCAAGCGTCGGGCCTGAGAACGCAGATGTTGAATATATTGTCCCATAATTCAATCCGATGCTTGCAGTCGTATTCGGAGCTATCATTACACGGATGTCATCTCCTTTTGAGAATTGGAATTTCTGCGGCAAAAAGAACTTATGTATTCCGGCTGAAGCGTCTCCATCGCCAGAACTCATTGATACCGTGTAGGAGAGTGTGTTGTTTTTCCATATTTTAACATCGGTAGTCGAATCCAAATCGAGGTAAACGCAAAGAGCCTTTATTTTTCCAGAAAAAGGCATATTTTTAAATAGATTCCCAGCCTGATTCGGAGATGACCCACTGTTGAACGTGAAAGTGTTAGATGTTCCAATCCATGCCGAAGATGAAACTGGGCCAAACGTCCCGTCCGTGTACCTGAGAATTACGCATGGATCCCCGGCTACAGAAGCGGTATAACCAGCAGCACTTGTCGATGAAACATTATATGGGAAGTCACTTGTGTTAGAGGTGAATGACATTGGAGCTCCGGCGAAAGTTCCGCCTATCCGTCTCACTCCAACGGCAAAAACATCCCCAGCCGTAACGGCACAGGGAGCTGTTAGGCTTGACCCGGAAACGTATAAATTATCGTCGGTGCTTATTGTGGTGAAAATACCGCTTGAATTCGTGCAGGTGAATGTTCCTGTTGGGAATGGGTTGGCTGTTCTTGCCACAGTTTCTATCGTGTATTGGAGTGTTGCTCCTGTGGTGATCGTCGCTGTCCTGAAAATTACACGCTCTATTGTTTTCGTGTCGGGGAAAGTAGAAACAAAATAATAGCGTTCATCGTCTGCGTCAACAGTCCCTCCGGTCGTGAACGGGTTTGCCCCTGTTGAACTTATTGTATCGTCTGGGTAATAAATTGTAGACCCATTCTGAATTACCTGAGAACCAATAATCGAGGGGAAAAAGATTAACCCGGCAAGGAGAGCAATCTTTTTCATTTTCCATCACCTTTAACATCCGAGGGTCTATCAAACCAGAAGTCCAGTCCTTCTATTTGTAGTTTTATCATCGTGAGGTCGGCGGAATCGGTAATGCCTTGTAGCTCTAGCGCACGTCTAACTTGATAGGTGAGCGGATGAATCTTCTTTGAATCTTCGGATAATTCTTTTTTTAACTTAGGGTTAATAAACAGATCGTCAATTACTGCCACCGGCTCAACATCAATCAGGGTCATGTCTGTCGTGTAGAAAAAAACGTGCTGGCAGTCAGGCCCATTGGGATGGAAGCTTAGGATAATCGTATCTGCCGAGCAAAGCATGGGTATAAAAAATAATAAAGCCAGTAACTTTTTCATCAGTCCCTCGCCGAAATATTGTCTATCGGGTATGTAATCCTGATCCGCTTGAATATCACATCACTCGTAATCGTGTCAGAAGCACTTACGCCTCTGTATATTCTTACGAATAGGCTTGATCCTCCAACCAAAGTACCTGCTGGCGTTATTGACCCGGACTCAGAAGTCATCGAGTTAAAATAAGATCCCAAGTGAGTTCCTGTCGAAGTGACATTCGTGCCAAATGGACCATCCATCGTTGTCCCATCTGAAGATACTTTCATTTGGATATTCCAAAGCATATTCCCGCTGGTTGATGTCGAGGTGTATATTATCCTTGCGGTTAAAGTCGAACCGGAAACATAGTTCTCTGGGAGCGAAGTCTCTAATTCCCAATAGCTTGTCGTCCCATACGGGAAAATCGCTCCGACGAAGTTGGTTGAAGTCGTGTTCGTCACATACTGAGATGGTGTTACGCATCCACTCGAAACCGTACACAAGCCAGCACCAGCGGAATAGATGTCTGTTTTGAAAACACTACTACTGGTTATTATTATACCTGGGACTAGAATTGCCGAAGTTGAAGGGTAAACAGAAGAGCCGCCACCGGAATTATCTGTTCCAGGGGCCCAGTTCGTACCATCGTATTTAAGGACTTGGTTCGTTATTGGAGCTATGTTCTGGACACGAACGCCACCGGAAAGAGTCATTGAAGAGGCAAAATAAGCAGGGATTGTAAAAGAAGAATTCCCGATTGGATCGAATTGAACCATTGATGTTAAACCACTCTGACTGTAAAAATTATGCTTACCATCAACACCTGAAATAATATATCTGGTTTTTAAACCGTTTGTTGAATTCGTTGCAACTTGTATTTGGAAAGACCCTGTTAATTGAGGGGGGACATTTATCTTGGCAACATAGTCTCCAAGATAATTTTGGAACTGGACACCACCATCAATACCAGATAGGTTATATGTTCGCAGATTTAAATTATAAGCACTTGCATCTGGGTTGAAAATCATGGAAGAACGATTCGCACCACTCCCAGCAGAAAGGCTTGGCTCATCCACAGTAATAGTCCCATTCAACGATAACTCGCCAGTAACCGTTGCAGATGAACCAACGTAAACAAACGATGGATACGCAGTCGATCCGCTTTGTAGTGTATTTGAGTTCTGAATGTAATTCGTATCCCCAGAGGTTAGAGGCAGTCCGCCACCACCTGCGATTGTCACCGTGACGCTAGAAGTTCCAAGAAGTGCCGCTGAGACGCCCGCCCCAACAAAATTAATTGTTCCGACATTTGCTAAATAAGAACCTTCGTCTTGGATGGCAACAGATGCTCCACCTCCACTCGAAGCGATGGTTAAAGTCCCAGCACCAGGTGTTAAAGTTATATTTGAACCAGCAAGAAGTTTACCTTCAACGGTAACAGATGATTGGTTCAGTGTCATAAAGTTCGTTGTTCCACTGGCCACCGATTTGAACTGAGTCCCAAGAAAACTTATTGCTGCTGTTGGGCTGGTAATATTGTTTGTAAAGTTAGATGCTGTTCCTGTTCCGACAGCAAGTGTTGAAGAACCACCACCTCCACTACCTGCGCCCGATCCGGTAGCCTGTTGGATAGTAACCGTCCCACCTGAACCACCAGACTGGCTAAAGGTAACATCCCCAGCAGCGAATAGACTAACCCAAGACAAAAACAAAACAATAAAAGTTAGAAGTTTCTTCATTAGAATATTTCCACCGTGTAATTTGTTATGCGAAGGATGTTTGCTGCATTCGCAGCCCCCCAAAGGAAACTGAGGTTGATGTCATTAGATACAGATGTATCAATATTTACGGCAGCAGTATTCGCTGCTATTTGTTCCACGATTCCAATACCAGTGGCTGGAATTCCTTCTTGCCTCCAATTTCCTTGAGTCCAAGAAGATCCTCCTACCGCCGTACTAAGAATGTTCGTGTAAGAGTCAAATTCAAATGCTTTGTTTGTAAGCCCGCCGGTACTCATACTCGTCACCCCTGAGTCAACAACAGTATTTGTCCCTATTTTTAGAACCAGCCTGAGAGATTGCGTACCTGCTGCGGAGACACCGCCTCGGACGTGCAGCCTAATTTGATGTCCTTGTCTTAAAAAGTTAGCAGGGATAGTCAATGTACCGATACCTGAGATGGTACTAACCGTAACAGTTGACTGTGCTATCGTATTTTGATGCACCCATGCCCCAGTTGAAGAGAAAATAACTCCAACCATTTTCATTGAAACATTCTGATTTACTGTTGCAATTTCGCCCTGACCGCCAACTGACAAAGCTACTTGCGGGTCAGAGACTCCAATACCGACATAGCCATTATTAACTCCACTTGTTGAAATATTTATTGTTAAGTAATCTGTGTTAGACGTAGATAGGTTTGAATTCCCTTTCCCTATTACAAAATAAGATTTAGTTACTGATATACTGGAAGTTTTAACACCAGCATAAGCATCGCCGGATGAAGCAGACCCATCATTTATAGACGCATGTCTAAAAGTAACAGCCGTGTATCTTGGGGCTACTGTCCCACGATCCTCATTATTTAAAAGTTGTATTTGACCAACATCAGCGGCAGCTGAAATAACCGAAAGGTTCCGATCACTTAATGTATTCAAATTCGTTCCACTCGTAGCGACATATCCATCCGAATCAGTAGAAAATCCACCTGTCCCTGTTATGAGCCCTGTTGCCCTTAAGGTACTGCTGTAAACTCCCGTACTCGCAGAATGCCCGAATGGCATTCCGACAGTTGAAGTCGCATTGTAAATTGAAGACCCACTTCCACCCGACGATGCAATCGTTAATATCCCGGATGTTGGCGTGAGCGTTATGTTTGATCCCGCTGTTAAAACCCCCTGGACTGTAATGGATGAACTATTTGTAAGAATCTGGCCGCTTGGAACTTGAAAATTCGTTGAAGTGGACATGACCAACGCCGAACCATTGCCAAACGTCATTGTTGAAACGCCTTGGAATGTTGTAGTTGATACACTTGAGAATATGGTTGTGGCTCCAATGGTTAAAGTGTTGCTTCCCACTGAATATGTCATGGTTGAAATACCACCAAAAGAACCAGCGTTATTGTATTGTAATTGGGTATCTGAACCACCAGGCGTACCACTACCCCCACCGCCACCTCCACTACCAGAAGAGACCTGGACTGTCCCATCTGCCCACTGAATTCGGTTAAGGCCAATTATGGTGGTTGATATCTGAACGGCAGATTGGAAAACTTGGGAAGAACTGAATATTTTTGAACCAGATATGGTTTGAGACACATTCGTGTAGCTGACATTCGATGGCAAATTCGCAGACGGGAGTGTACCTGTAACATCCCCAGTTAAGCTTATAAGAGATGAAACAAGCTGCTTGCTGGAATTTGTCTTGACTGGCATGGAAGCGGTTAACCCAGTGATAATAACATCTGAGTTAAAAGTTACATCATCGTTTGTACTTATGGAAATCGTATAGACCCCAGTGCCTTTATTGTAAAGACCAAAATCCATATTGTTTAAAACCTTTGGATCTGCACCGAAACGCCATCTTTCAGTATTTGAGCCAAAGAAAGTCACATAAGCAGACTCAGAAGACTTGTTCACAATTTTAAAGGCTTCTGTTGAAGAAGAGTTAAAGAACAAATTGTAACGGCTTGTACTTACCAAGAATTGACCGCTTACCGTGGCAGAGCTTACATTGAATACACCAGGCGATTGGAGACCAGATTTATTCTGGATATAGAATGTAGAATTCGGGCTTAAACTAACACTTGAAATACCAACCGAAGGGTTTGACCCTATAAAATTATTGTCAAAACGCAAGCTTGAGGTAGGAGACGATATCTGGACTCCATTTACCATAACCTGCAAGGTAGATGAACCACCGCCACTAACCGCTGCTGTTACTTGGGTTGTTCCATCGGAAAATTTCAAGGAGTTTGTGTTGAGATTTCGGACAGTCCCGCTGCTAACATAGAAGGTGGCATTTGATTGCAACGTGTTCTGGTTGTTTATGAACGAGCCACCAGGCCCAGTGCCTACAGCGGCATTTATAAATTTAGGAACAAGTAAGCATCCTGCTAGAAGAATAGATGAAATCAGTTTTTTAAGCATTATCTGTAGTCTGACACCCTATCCAGAATATTACTGATATCCATGCCATAAGTCTCTCTTGTAATCAAATCGTAAAGAACCTTTCGGTATCTCGTGTAAGCGTCATTTGCTCTAACATCATCTTCATCATCCAGCTTCTTAAATCGGATGCCTTCAACAAAAATCTGTCTCCACCGTTGATATATCGTGGACATATGGGTGCTGTCGATATCAATAAGCATGATATTGGCGTAATAGCGAAGCCTGGCACCGTAAACACGGTCAGGAGCCTTCTCCAAGATGAACTCTCCGAAATCTTCATCTCCAATGGGGTAAAATTTGGTTGCTATCCCGGTTAAGGGTGTCTGGAACACGGTATCTCTTTCGTAAATAGGACGTTGTTCTACAGGCCATTCCGTGTCTACAATCATATAGCCAGAGGTTGAATCTGGGGCAGTTGAGAATTCAGGGGTTACGGTTGCTACCTTGGTCGTGGTGTTATAAGCAATAATTTGGGAATAGCTGCCTTGTCCTGTTCCTGAAATGATTAAGATCTCCCTGCCAAGGATATATACTTCTGCTGATACGTCAGAAGCTGATAAGGTTATGGAAGACGAAGACCCTGTTTGGGCTGTCCCACGATTAGAACCGTCTAGGATGGTTAAGCTTAAATCGCTTGAGAAATCGTCTGGGTTGGTAAATCTGGATTGGCCTACTGGGAAGATGCCGTAAGATGTGGCGTGTAGAAGTTTTGGTTTTTTACCCAAATGCCAGATATCATTCTTTATTTCTTCCATCCACACTGTTTTTGCTCGGTTGGTTGATGCCGTAGTAGGAGAAGACTCGCCGCCTTTGGCAAGTCCTTCGGCCACAATCTCGCTTAGTGTGGGGCTAGATGGGGTTGACACGTTAGCACCTCGCTAAACGTGTTTACCCATTGATGGAACTGGGTGTTGACGTTGAAGTTATTTTCTACAACAACATTGGCTTCTTCCGCAATACTTTTTCTTAAATCTTTATTATCTATTAAAGTTTGTATACCAGAGATCCACCCTTCTTCATTGTTATCTTCTATGTAAATTCCGTTGTCTTTGCCAGACGATAAATCAATTAATTCTTTGTATGGAGTTACCAAAGAAGAAACCGATGGAACAGTTAAGGCTCCCATTTCAATCCATTTGATGGGGCTCTTACATATGTTGAAATTGGTTTCTTTGAGAGGAATAACTGCCATATCTAAATCAAGTAAAGTCATCCGATACGAATGAGAAGCGACTTCTGTCCAGCCATGATATTCAAATTGGTCAGGAGGATAATCGTCAGACATACCAAGTGGGAGATATCCACAAACTACAATTTTTACATTCTTATTCTTTTTGACAATTTCTTTTAAGACATTACGAATAATAAATAAATCTTCCCAATGGGAATGACCGCCTGACCAGCCGATCCTTATTTCATCTGGATTCGATCTAACGAAGTCACGTTTCTTCCATTCATTCACATCCACGCAATTGGGAAGGATGCGAACATTATCATTGTATTGACGGTAAACATTTACGAGAGGTTCACCCGTTACTGTAACCATATCACACAACTCGATACCACGTTTTATGTTATCAAGTTTTATTTGGTTCGCTTTCAAATCTATATTAACTCCATCTTTCCATTCAAAAACTGTTTTACCATTCGATTTAATCTTAAATTCTTTTGTTCCATAGTCAAGATAATGGTTTGAAAGAGGGCTGACAGAAAAAACATCATCATCTTGATCCATGACTATTTTTCGATTAGAAGAATTTGATTTTATTACATTCATCATTTTCATCATGAATTCATATCCAATAATACGCTGGAAAAAGAAAACATCTGATTGCATAGCAAGTTCAAAAGCTTGCTTTCTGTATTCGATATCAAAGAGTATGTTTTGTGGCCACAAGCATTTCAAATCAAAAAATCCGGCCATGGTAGCTTTCTCAAGAGGAAGCACAGCTCTGTACCAATCACAAGCACCTTTGCTATTTTGGAAATAAGTTACTTTCATCATAGGAGGCTCATTTTCATACTGTCATTTATAAAACCATGCTCAATAATTTCATTATACCCATTCAATACGCACCTTGGGCAATTACTCAAATCAATAGATTCAATAACTTTTCTATGCTCAGGAGAACCCCATATCTCTTCAAACTTTTGTTCGTTGTAATTACCGAATCGAAGATAAGACTCTCTTAAAGATGTCCCTCTGTCCTGGCAGACAATGAAACGGCCATCACCGGAAGTAACAGCCATTAAAGGTGTTGCTCTGCACTTCCCATAAATCTTCTCAGTCCAGAACCCGTCGAACTTCTCAATTCGGAAGAACACATTCTTGTATTGTTTCTCTAGTCTCTTAGAAGACTCTATAAGCTTGGGTATAATTTCATCTTTTACCGCTTTCCCTCCGCCTGGATACTCCCTATCAAGATAATCAGGGTCAAGGTATGCAGGGCGTATCTGGATAAAATCAGGGTTGAATTGTTGGCCCCATTCGCAGAACTGTTCTATTTCATGCCAATTTATAGGAGTAATAACAAAGGCAAGCCCAAGTTCGTTCTTCAAGCCTTCTGATCTTAATTTCGCATGATTCGATATATTCTTATTAACTCTTTCCCAGCCATCACCTTTGGGGACTCGATGTATCTTTTGGTAAGTGTCTGCAGTAGCGGCATCAACTGAATAACGGACAAAATCGAATGGGGTAGGGTCGTCCAGTAAATACCCTTGGTTGTCAATACCAACAAGGATACCCATATCCTTTACTTTTCTTGCTGTTTCAAGTGTCCATGGATTTAAGAGTGGGTCTCCACCACCTGTAAATTTAACGCATTTAACGCCAAGCCTTAATGCGTCAACGGGTATTTTTGACATTGTTTTTTCTGGAAGCATTTGTTTAAAGTCTTTTTGAATCTCAGCCATAATACAATGACCGCACCTATATCCGCATATGTTGGATGGATAAATAACCCATTCAATGGGATTGGGGATATCCCCCTTAACAATCTTTTCTATCTGATCTGAATGGCGTAAAACTTTGAACTTTTGGAACCTATTATAATCTGGATGAGAACTCATTTAAGAACCCCTTTTAGAACCCACTGACCAAGCATAGGCGTATTGACTTTGTCTATAAAATTATTGCACAAATTATGGTATTCACCTGGGATGTCTTGAATAAGAAGACCAGCGTTATCTCCAACTTTTTTTAGATAATCAATGTTGTAGCACATCCGTTCCATGTCGCCTTTGAATGAACCATCGTCTAAAGGATAGATGGTAAAATAATAAGTCCCATTCGGTTTTAAACATCCAGCGACGCCTCGAAAGAAAGTCTCTATATCGTCAGGTAAAACATGGGTAAGGACACTGACACTTAATATATAATCGAATTTTGTTTTTGTTAATTTAAAAAAATCATAATCATTAATAAGGTGAAGGATAGGCTTGTTTTTAACATCGACATACTTAAGGATAGGGCCACATTGATTGAGTAAAGGTTGGCTTACATCTGCACCATGAAAATTACCTTGATCCAGATAGTCTACAAGGAGGGAAGTGCCTCTTAAACAACCGCAACCGAGATCAAGGAACATATGTCTTTTCCGAAGTCCAACACTCATCATAAACGCTGGCTGAGCCCAGGATTCATGGAAATGGTTATCGCCCACTTCAAACAAAGCCCCTTTTAGGTCAACTTCTTTTCCGTAACGCTCCTTGTACCGAAGGAGAGAGGTCAAATAACTTCCAATACTTTAATCATAGGGATGGGGTATGATTTTAACTTTGATACAAATTCCGTATCAGACAGATACATACTCTTTATTTCCTGGAAAGCTTCGTTCGTGTTCTCTTGGAAGCCAGGCATCATTTTCTTTGTTGCAGATTCAATGTGGACGGCTTCATTGGGTAATTGCAATATTTTTAAACCAGCCTTAATAGCTCTAAAATTAAAGTCAACGTCATCGAATTGGGTTCCTGGCATATCTTTCCGTATACCACCAATAAGATTCAAAACAGATCTTTTTATATAAATCAAACTTGTCGTTGCATGGCAAACGTAATAGGGTTCTTTTGTTATGCTTGAATTGGCTTGTCTGTATCCAATATGTCCTACCAGTTCGCCATCCGTGACACCGCCAGCATGCTGAATGGTTCCGTCTGGGAAAAGAAGCCTAAAGCCAAAGATGTCTGCCTTTTCGTAATGGTCTAAAAACGAAGTAAAAGTGTTTTCATTTATAAACACATCATCATCCATCAAGACGACATCATTTGAACCATCGGTTTGGGAAAGACCTATATTTATAGCTTCACCCCAAGTCTTGCCTTTTGTTACCAACTTTAAATTTATGGGGAATTGGATATGCCTTAAATTCTCTATGCAGGTGAAAGCGTGTGTCTTTTTTAATGTTGGGATAATGACATCGATGGTTCTCAACTGGTTCTCCCTGTTATTGTTTTGAATGGGACGTTCTCTTCTCTGTCAAGAAGCTCAAGCAAGAACTTGCTGGCTGTTTCCGAGTCGCCGCTTAATTCTGGGTACTGCTTAACCCACTGAGCATAAGTAATTTGAGGAATTCTCGCAACGTGCATTAATTCTTTTGTTTTTGGGTCAAGGTAATATTTAGACCCTGCACGTTTATCAGCATAATTCCATTTGAGTAAGTTCTCAACGTCCTGGGCTTGGAAGACCCTGAACTTGTCTTTCTTATAATCTATTGCGTGATAGTCATCTTTCTTATTTTTAATAATCATAGTTTAAAGTGTGCCTCCCAGTGGCCACAGGGGGATACAGCCACCAGGAGGACTTGGTGATACTTATTAGCTTAGGTTCTTAACAACACCCGATGCTTTTTCGTTCAATACTTCAAGCGTCACTTCCGATACAATCGAGAATTGACGTGCATCTCCAACAGGTGCGATTTCCTCTTTCTTGATCGGACGGAGGAACGCTTTCCGAAGGGTATCGGTTTGCAAGCAGAAGATCTGAGAATCCAGGTTATTACCCATAACCGTAGATGTCATAACTTTGAGCGCCCCACCAATACCACCTTGATAAACGTCAACAAACAACTTGTAGTCTCCAATGGACGCCATGATGTTGCGAGTCATGCCAGGGAAGTTGGTCGTGTTCGTAAACGCAATCTTCTGGGTTCCACCAGTCAAGATCATGTCTGGTTTACCGCCAGCCAACCAAACCGTCTTTAGAAGAGCGTCAAGGATGGTGGATGTTAAGGCTCGGTTTGCCGTTGCAGTTGATTGGTTGGTGGTGATAAATCCAGCCAAACCTTTCAATTGACGAGCAGTTGCCGAAGCACCAGCAACAGCAGCAGAGTTGACAACGAAAGCATATTCGATGTCGTTGGCCAATTCTTTGAATGCCAATTCCGTCTGATACGCTTCTTCACTGGGACGGCCAGCAGCTTCAACCGCCATCTGAGTTCCAGAAATCTTGAACTCATTTTTGATGATCTGCGTGTAATTGTTTACACGAGTGGTAACGGTAATCGTTTTGTCTGAGAAAGCAGCTCCTTCAATTGATGCAACAGCAGCAGGCGTTTTGAGAGCCTGAGTTTGCCATTCATGAAGGGTTGCGTTTGCTCTGCTTGTTTTGGAAGACGACAAGACTGGCGTATCAACAGGTGAAATATTGCTGATAATGTCAATCAAGTCTTCTCGGTTACCAATCGCTTGGTATGTTTGGTATGTAGCCATGGTTAAATCTCCTTAGGAAATAGCTTTTTGAAACCTCATTAACTTATAGAGGTCTTCTGAGCTTCTGGTTTCTTTCCATCGAGATAAGAGTTGGTTATATTTTGATGTTGCATCATCAATATCATCCGAGCTTAAAGAAGAAGGCTGCTGTCCGCTGTCCATCTTGATAACGGGAAGTTCTGGCCGAACCTTAACTTCTGGCACAGGCTGTTTAGCGGGTACGCTTTTATTTGCAATGCCCTCTCTCGCCTTAAGCCTAAAGAAAAGTTCTTTTGCTCCTTCAATCGTATCGTAATGTTCTTGCATGGCAGGATCGCTGATCTTCGATATGTGTTCTTCTATGGCTGGCAAATAATCTAAGAAATCAGAAAAACCTTCTGCTTTCAATTCATTCGCCACCTTATTTCTGTTCGTCTCAAAAACCACAGGGTTTAGTTGTTCTGCCCTGGCTTCCAGAGCATTGATGCGGTTTAACAATTGACCAATAAAATTATCAGGATTATCCGTTGGAACTTCCGTTCTCGGATTCCGATCAATTTTAACAGGTTCACTGTTTTGCATCCGTTTTCGCTCTTCTGCCAATTCACGACGTTGACGCCCTATATCTTGAGCCACATTATCGAAATGACTTTTCAATTGGACTCGTTTTTTAAACTCGTCAAATGAAACGACTTCTTCTTTCTCGTCTACTTTGATACGTGATTTCAATTTATCAAGAGGGATCTTGTGTTTCTCAAGAATATCCTCAAGAAAATACTCTTCGGACTCGACAGGCTCCGCTGGAATCACTTCTTCTTTCTTTTCTTCAACCAATTCAGACTTGATTTTGTCCGTATTCGATGGAGCCTCTTTTTTGACGCTCTCAGGGAATAATCGTTCAGTCACGCTGATTTTTGGTTCGTCTTGTTTAGGGACTTCACTTACAACTTCTACAGGGACAGGAGGTTTAATGCCAGCCTTCCGATCCGCTATCTGGGACTCAAGCGACTCTGGTTGAGAGGTAGCTTGTGCTGCTTGTTTTTTAGCCATACTTAACTCGCCCTCCTTAAGGGTTGGAGATTTCCTGCAAAGCTTTTGCGGCCAATCGGCCATCTTGGATCAAACGGTCAAGAACTTCTTTTGGTTCTTGGGAAGCCAAATACATCTGCTGAGCTTTCATCCGGTCTTCTTCTGTTTTGGCGTTTTTAAGAGTTATTAGAGCCCGATCATTCAATGCACCAAGCAAATTCTCGGATATCCATTTCCATTGTTCCGATGAAGAAACGTCACTCGCCGTGATACCAACAGATATTCTGTGATGCAAATAATCCAATTCTTGGTTTGTTAAATTATCCATTAAATAACCCCCGGAGCCATTGGGCTCATCTGACTTATTGAAGAACCTGCGTCTTGAATATTACCTGTCTGGCTTGCAACGCCTGGAACCCCGCCTTCTTTCGGAACCGGAGGTTGGGCCTGCAATTTGAATTCTTCTACGTTCTTATGACCCATAATCGGAAGAATCAAATCGAATACCTTGGTTGGGTTTGCAAACATGGCTTCTTGGATAGGGACAATTTGAAGTTGTACCAGTTGGGCCATGCTTGCGTTGTACTGGTTCATCCGATCAAGCAAAAGAAGGTACTTGTTCATTTGGGCTTGCTTATTGACACCAATATTCACGCTGAGATCGAAGTCGCCTTGGATCAAGTCTTTGGCTGGCATATCATCGTCGCCAGACTCCCACCCCAAAGTTCGCCCTGTCACCATATTTATGAACTCATCGGAAGCATAAGTCTGTTCAAGCCTTAGAAGCAATTGCAAGGCGGGTAGGATACCCGTATAAGCAATATTCTTAAGAACAAAGGCAATCTTCTTATTGGCGTTTGCAAGCTGTTGAGTCTCACCAGTGGCTGTTCCATCATTACTGGAAGATCCAAGCAGGTTTGGCGGCAAACCGTTCTCATAATAATCCTGATCTGTTCTTGCTTGAGAATGGGCTCCAACCAAAGACGAATTTGAAGATGGTATTTCATGGATTGCTTGATCCGCTGGGCCGTCCCCAATAACATAACCACCAATCCGTCTCTGTGTTAAGGACATCAAGTCAACATTGGCTTCACGGTTAATATAGACAGTTTTACGAAGATCTCTTGCAACAGCTTCTCTCTCTTGGTTACGCTGAGCATTGGTTTCTTGTTGCAAAGATTCCGTGATCTGGGGATACGATTTACCTCTCAAACGATGTGGCTCTGGATAGGCTTCTCCAAGTACGAAAGGAGGACGGTTGTATTCAAATTCAGAGAATTTGTAAGGGAGGCTGTTCTCTTCCCAACCACGGCCCACCACCGACGGCCCCATCGCATCACCAAGAAGAATGTAAGAACAAGACTGTAACCCTTCATCCTCATAAGGCAAGAAATCCCATACCTCATAAACCCAGATTTCGTCTTGAGCCCTGACATTACTGGACGTTTTGAATGGGCTCCCATAATCGATATCACGTTGATACTTGACAGAATCAGAACCAGGAGAGTTTTGAATCTGACCAAAAGAATCAACATTCTTATAGCCCATCTTTTTTAGTTGGTCTTTGGTTCGTTTGTATTTATGAATAATGGGATGAGAATAATAATCTTTCCAAGTCGCTTTTGGAGAAAACAAAATATCCTCAGGAGGAATACATTCAAATCTTGGTTCGTACTTATCAACGACTTCTCTTTCTTTCTCGATGGCGTAATCAACCACTGTCCCATCAAGCAAAACAACTTGTTCTGGTATCTGCTCTTTAATCTTTTTGGTTTTTATTCTTGGGTAAACCTTGAAAACGCAATAGGTGGTTTTAATGGCGTCTATAACCCCTTCATAAAGCTCTTTATAGAAATCTATCGGATGGGAATTGAGCCTGTAATTAAGAATGGCCTTTACCGCTTGCTTCGTGTTCTCAGGAAGCGACTTGTAAGACTGGACTCCGCATATCTCTTCTGGGTCGAAAAAGAAAGCTTCTATAATATCGACAGCGATCCGCTGAATATTGGTGTAGGTCTTCGGGATAAACAAACGGGGAGCCCCAAGGTAATCAGACCATTTACGCTCTTCCGCTGAGAACTTACCGTCGTAAAGATCCATATCTTTCGACATTCGGGTGAGCATAATATCATGAAGCGTTCTTGCTGAATCATACAGAGACTTGCCTTGACCCAGTATAAAATCATCATTTATCGTTATCTTCTGTTCGTCTTTCTTAACTTCTTCTTTTACGTTGGATTTGATCGTATCGATATCTTCTTTTAGTTCAGACACACATGGCCTCCCAATCTGGAATTTGCGGTTGCGGGTTATTCTCTACCAGCGGATACCATCGGATCTTGTTCTGTAAGATATAGCGGACACAAGCGTGATGATCGTGCATCCCTTCTTGTATCTTATCCTTTTGACCACGAATGTCTTCATTAACGTATGTATCGCGTTGCATTGTCTTCATGGACTTAATAAGAAGCTGATTCTCAGGTCTGTCCATAATAAAAAATCTGGGCTTGTTCAAAGAACCTGTGACTTTAAGCAAATCTTTAATAACTTGAACCCCAGCGGCGATAGATCCTTGGTACTTATCGCCTTTGCGGGCTCGGAAAAATGGGTTCGGATTCTGGGTACACAACTTGAATATATTCAACCCGGAGAACGCTGTAATACTCGAATCAGAAGATGGGTCGAATACACTAAAACTCATCCGTTTCCCTTTCAACAACTCCTTAACATCGTCTCTCATCTGCTTTATATCAGAATCCTTTTTGTAGCAAGTGTCAACGTAAAAGTTGCCTTCCCTATCCATAAAACAAAGTGCCATGCAAGAATCTTTGACCATATGCGGGTCTACACCCAAGAAACCAAGATACTCCAAATTCGGGCATCCGTCTTTATGGCTCGAAGATCCACCGCAATTACATCCCGTCTCAAACGGAGCGATAACATGCAAATCTCGCTTAAACAGACCACTGTAAACCAGACCCGACAAAGATATAAATTCACCCAACAGCCGCATCTTCTTCTCTTCGTAAGAACCGATCCCTTTCATAATCTCGTTCAAACTCGCTACACTCGAATACGGGTTCGCTACACTCACAAACTGGAAATAATCTATCGTGTCGTCACCAGCCAAAAACTTGCTGTATATCTCCTCGTAAACCCATGAGATCCCATTCACAGGCGTCATAGATAGAATCACATCAAAATCTTCTGCCGTTACCATCCTCATCAAATTCTCTTTGTAAACTTCATGGAACGGCTCTTCATCAAATACAACCAAATCTCTTGCAGGGCCACCAAACGATGCCAAATCCTGCTTGTTACTCATAAACTCGATCGTTCCTAACAACTGACCTCGTTCCTTGAAATATAGTGTGGACTCACCTGCAACCCACGACTTGCTCCAATCTCCGTCCAACAAGTATTCCTTGGGTGCCAATTCCCTGAACTTCGGAAGAAGGTTCTTAACAACATCGTTCTCCCAATCAAACCCAACCACACGGACATGCTGCGGCCTTGTTCGCTTCCATCTCCGTTCCGGTAACTTATACTTATAATAACTTGGCTTCGTTTCATCAAAACAGTAAGGCAACTTGCCCGTCGCCTTGATTATCGCCTCTATAACCGCTGAATAACTCTTACTACTCTGGTTCCCACCACTCGCTAACCGGATCTTCTTACTCGATAAATGAAAGTTTAAACTACCATCCAACTTCTGCGGTATATCGTCTGGCTTTAACCACCTATGCAAAAATTCTCGCCGACTTATATCTATCTCACCTGTGATCGGCTGGTAATACCAAAATGGGTTCGACTTAATAACAGACTCAACTACACTCTTCGTCTCTTCGTAAAGCTTCCTTAACTTCTCACGCTCCTCTATCATCTCGGCCCGACTCATTAACTCGATCTTCTTCCTGGGTCGCCCTGTCTTCATATCACTCCGTTACCATCAAATCTTATTTACCCACATCGTTCCAAACTCTCGTTCCTCTAAAATCTAACATCTTCTTAATCAATATCGAGTTGATCTCTTCCTGCAAACCCAAACTAATCACAACCAACAATAAACCCTTCACAGTCTCATTCTTCTCACAGGGGTCGTTCTTAACAATATCCTTCTCCAACCCCAAACTCTTTATAACCCATACCAATGCCCTCACAGTCTCACTACGTTGCATTATTTCATGAAGTTTGGACAAATACAGCCATCCACCATACTCTTGATCTGGCTACGGGTCTTCTGTATCTCGTCCCGAATAGCCTTTACCTGCTCTACTGCCAAATTGTCATGCCGATCAATCATCTCCAATATCTCACTCGGAGTCAGCTCAACCTTGAATTCACCCGGCTTATCCTCAGGCTTCACAACAGCCATCTTCGCACATCCACCCAGAATAACCACAACCAGTAGCATAACTATATTTTTCATGTCTATTAGTAGATTAAAATCTACCCTCCTTGTAAACAACTTTTTGTTTTTTTCGGAAAATTTACCATGGGACTCCTATCGGTTTTCTCACATTTACCAGGGGAATCTTTTTTTTCTTGTATATATTTGGAAAGAGCTTTTTATATTTTTTGTGGTTATTGGGGGAAGACTTTTTGTTTTTCTCGTGTATATTGGGGGAAGTATATATATATTCATAGGGGGTATCAGTCCTCCCTCCCCTACCCCTTCTACTCCATAACATTAAAAATATTCAGGCTGAACCGTGTTTGATTTAACTTCTGATAATCTACATTCTGTTTTATTCACAAAAACGTTCTTATGCTTTGGTATCAACCATTTTCATAGTGGTATTTGAATTTTTGGTGTGTTATTGTTTTGGTAGGTTATAACTAGCAGTCAAAATAGTTGATAATCAATCTATCATTTTCTTGTCAAGCTCTTCTAAACGTTTTTGAATATCGTCCATTTTTGTATTCGCAACGTCTATGATATTTTGATGGTTGCTATCCTTCCTATTGTCCATCAATGTTGCTTTATCCACGTTAATTGCACTGATCATAGTTAATTGATATGCGTTCATATCGTCTAGTTTTTCATCGGAGATTTTATTTTGACTCCTATAGGCATTTCCGAGCATCATTCCCTGCAACGATCTTTTTACCTTATCTACTTGATCTTGTGCGATTATCTCAATCTTCTCATTCTGAATAATCTGATACACAGTAGACCTTGCAATATGTTCGGATCTTGATATTTCAGAAGGATTTAACCCTGCCTGATGAAGTGATTTAATAGCTATTTTTTGAGCGTTGGTATATCTGTTTCCTCGTAATTTGGTGATTTTTACGGGTGATATTCTACGTTTATTGATAGGCGGTTTTTCAGGTATTTGAGGATTTTGATTATTATCGTTTTGAGTGTTTGACACATTGATTGAGTTCATTGTTTAGATTTTAGGCGTTAAACGGTTAAAAATCAATATCAATTATATAAAGCAGCGCTTATTGTTAGATATGGGGATGATCCCGTAAAAAACAATTTGGCTTAATTATGATGAATCGAGGCGTGAACTTGTTTATTCCCTGTTTGAGCCCCGCTTTATTATTTTAGCGGGTAAATCTGCCTTTTTACCGTCGGTGACTGAAACGGTACCTTGGCACGGTTTGGGTATCATGGCCTCAATCCTCAATAATCCTACCACAACAATTTATGTTCTGTCAAAAAATAGTTGAAAATAGTTGTTGACATTATCATGCAAGCATGTTATGCTAAGAGGGTAACAAAACAAAAATCTTGGCAGAGGAGAAAATCACATGGATACAAATAAAACCACAACAACGGACTTATCAGACTATGGGCATCTGGAATTGATGGAATTGGAATTATTGTTAAAAGCGTATCGAGAGCAAGGTTTACCAGATGATTTTAACAATGACGAAGTTGTGCCAATGTTTAACATGAATAGTGGCAACGTGTTCTTTACAAATGCGGATTATCAAGTGGCGATGCTAAATGGGGATAAATTGGAGTCCTTCTATTCATGTCCAGAATGTGGGGAAGAAGGTTTTTTGGAAGACATGGAACATGGAGATGACAATAAAGAATGCCAAGAATATCTTAAAGAAATTAAAGGGGGAAAATAATATGAAAAATTGCAATTGTCGTTTATTATTTTGGTTCGTAGTGGCCCTACTGTTAATCTGTACGTTAGAGGGGTTAACTATTATCAAAATCAGAAGAGACGCACAAAACCTAAGCAAACGTGAAAGGGTCGTTGCTCAAAACGCCTATGATTCGGGGTACGTTAATTGTATCGAAATGAGGGATTATAACGAGGGGGGATTATGATATTCATGCAAATCAGACAAGACTTAAACCAAATTGATGGAATAAAAAGAGGGAAGCGGGTAGTAGTAGAAAACCTTAACCCATTCAAAAGGGTCATTTTGCAGGGCATGCAATCAAAAATAGGTGATACCGTTAAAGTGTTTCGCCCATTCACTTATAAGAATACTGTTATAAATTCGATTGACGTTGATTTTTTGACACTAGAAGAGGTCAAGACGCTACTTAAGGGGGGATATAAAAATGTTGAGTAAACCAACCATTGAGGCACTTAAAGACGCCGAAAAAAGTCTCACGTTTGTATTGAGCCAAATAAACACGGTAGAAGGGGATCGGGAATCACACCACAAGGCTTTATTTGAACTAAGAGAAGATTTTCGGGAGATAACAATTAAATTGATTAAGGGGGAAAAATTATAATGAAAAACCTTCATTTGTCACTAATACCAACGGTTCTACTATTGGCTGGAATTTACGCCATTGCCAGCGTGTATGTTAAACGAAAAGAAGAAAGCCCTGTCAATTCGGGCTATATCACGTCACAAAATGAATTCTACAACGGGGGGAGATAATGTTTATAAATATATGGTGTTGCTTTGTTGTTTTAGGTGTTTTATTGACGCTGTTTTATGTGGATTCGTTCTAATGAACTGCCCCCACTGTCAAAAATGGATTGAAAATACCTATGCCAAAGAGTTTGCTTCTAAGGGAGGGAATGCCCGAAAAGCAAAGCTAAGTAAAGAAAGACTCTCCGAAATTGGCAAAAAGGCTGTACAGTCTCGAATTTTAAAGGTTAAGACTCAAAAATTGAGACTTCAACCCTTGGACACTTCTTGTCAATCGGAGGGAAAAAGTGACTTATTGCCTGAACCCATTGACGACTATCATTCGGAAGACGGCCCGACTTTACCAGACCATCAAGAATGAATTTAATTCCTCCCGACACGTTGTCAATATCACGGCGGGCATTGGGCTCAACCCAATTAATGGCAATGGAGATAGGGTTTTTAATGGGTTTTAAGGCAAGGGCATGATACGCACATAAATCAGTAGCGGTTTTTTTCAGTTTACCGCCAGCAAACCGGTTGTACCTATCAGCGGATATCATTTCGTTTGTACCTGGTAAACGGCCGGGGATAACAAAGCTTTGTTTATTCACGGCTTTGAATTAAGAAGCTTACTTAGATTCTCAAAAATAGGGGCTAGGACTCGATTTAAGGCCTTATCCCCCGACTTTAGGAGCTTTGCTATATGGCCAAGGTCAACGGGTACATAATACCGTGTAATGTTCCCCGCGATGACACAAGGACTTCCGCAAGTGGGACAAGGCTGGATATCCTTGGAATTTATTTCGTCTTTCATTTTTTTCTCCCTTGGTTTACGACTTTTATTTTTTTGATAATTTCCTTTGCGTCAACATGCAAAATCCAATCATCCTGATTTATAGGGTATATTTCAACTGTTACATAACGGTCTATAACGTCATCATAAACACGACCTACGACGTATTTTGTTCCGACATCAATAACAACCATATGGCAACATGTCCAATTGTCTTTAAATACCTTTAATCCAATATGTTTTTTATTTATTTTCATTTTCTTTTATCCTTTGCGATGCCTGTTATTAAAACTTCTTTAACTTGTGGTAATTGATACGCTATTCCAGGCCGTTTTCTTAGTTTGAATGAATAATCAGCGTGGCAACTATTACAATATTCAGCGATGATAAAACCATCTTCACACCAAAAACAGCGACTGGGTTCTATTTTTCTCTGTCTTTTTTTAGCTTTTTTCTTCATAGAAATTCCAGTCCTCCTCGTAGAAATCCATTGATTCTCTACAGTCTTCCATTAACAACCTCCCAGAAAATCCATCATTTTCCGCATCCGTCTTGCCAACCGTCGCCGTGACAAGATAAAGCCGACCAAAAACCAAACAAAAACAACAAAAGCAACCGAAAAAAGGTAGATCATAGCTCACACTCTTCAATATCAGCGGTTACGATATTGTGATCAGGATAATTATCCCGATGGATACGGGCTTCGGCTTCTGATAAAGCCATTCCATGCCCTTCTTTGGTGCAATTGTCGCAAAAACTCACTTTTTTATCACTATTCATAAACAAACCCCTTTTTCTTTATTCGAACAACACTTTACTTTTAAAATTTTATCCCTTATTTCTTATTTTAAGCCACTTTTTATGGTTTTATGTAGTTTCATACGTTTTTAGAAAAAACAAGCCTTAAATCAAATTATAGTAAGTTTTATATTTGCTATAATTTTAAAACACCCTTTAAATCTAAATCTCTTAATTTCATCAAGTATTCTTTCGCATCGTCATCCTGCCACGTTAAAATCTCTTCAAGGTTCCTTGGATACATTGCGCTGGATCTGCAACACTGGTAAAGATAAAACAACTCATACCGCCATTCTTCGATGGTCATAAGCATTCCTCCAAGTAATAGTTTTGCTTTTGATACTTTAACCTCTTTTTAAAAACACCAGTTCGGCGAGCCTTCTCAACCTTTACAACGGCAAGCCCCATCCCATAGGAAAGTTCGTACCCTTTTATTTTTGAGTTCCCCATAAGTTCATCTGGAATGGGGTCATGCTCTCGGTAAACAACCAAAACAATGTCAGCCTCTTGAGCGATGAAACTTGAGTCACGAATATTGTCAATTGATGGTTCCCCTTCTTTCTTCTGCCCTTGATGTGCAATAATAAAAACAATCAAACCCATGGCAACGGCGATTTCTTGCTTTATTCGTCGCATCACGGCTCCAATGTTTAGGCTCATATTTTGGTTTGTATTCATGTCCACAACAAAATGTAAATGGTCAATGAAAACGGCCTTACAGTCAAACCGAACAATTGATTCAATACACTTTGCCTTTAACCATTCAAAATTTCCAGCAACCAACTCAAGCGGGACATAAAGCCCAAGGCTTTCACTATCGTCTGCCTGTTTGTATTTCTTAATCATTTGGATGGTAGGAACCTCGTAAGAGAACCACCCAATATTGATTTTCTCGTTACGCATAAGTCTCTGACCGATTGATTCAGCCATCAATGTTTTTCCGCTACCAGTTGGCCCCGTAATAACAATCATTTCCCCGCTGTTAAAACCATCCAGCAAGGTGTCAAGCTGATAAAGCCCTGTCGTCAACTTCGTTACCTCGGTTGTCTTTTTATGCTTTTCCCAGTAATCCAAATAACGAACAACCCGCTTCGGGTCTGTTTCGCTGAAAATTTCATCAATAACCTGATTCTCTAATCCCATGGGTTAACCCCTCCCTGTGTTGTTGCTTCTTTTTGGTTTCTGGCCTTCCAGTTACGCACGGCGGCTTTCCAGTCTTTCATCGGAGACTTGCCAATAAGCCAGCCCTTCGACTCATAGAAATCCAGGAAGGATTGCCCATCTACGTTGTAAAGTATGCTTTTTGCATATTCGGCAACCTGCTGGGCGGTTGGTTTCTCAAACCGCTTCTTATCTTTTCTTTCCTTTCCTTTACTTTCCTTTGGTTCGTTTGCTTCAAGCGTTGCTTCGTTTTGCTTCATTTTGCTTCGTTTTTCACCTGAACTTAAGCCTCCAAGTCTACCAGCTTCAACTCTTTTCATTCGTTTATTAAGTCTTTCTACTAGATTTCCCTGAACACGCTTAGACCATATATATTTATCATCCTCTTGCAGCAGGTAAAACTCGTTAATCGAAGCAAAAATAATTTGCTTCAGCATTGCTTCATCAATGCTTAATTGGAATGCTAAACCAGCGGTAAGACCTGGGAATTTTTCAAATTTTCCATCTTTCTGCTCGTGCATTAATTCAACAAGTGTCCACCAGATGCCAACACCCTCGAATCCGAACTTGCTTCTCAAGGCGGCAAGCTTAGGATCTCGGCTAGCGTTTGAGTCATGCGGGAAGTAGTATGCGTCTTTCATTTATATATGCCTCCAAAATAAAAAGCCCCCAGAGCCCCTAGTCGGACTCGGCAGAGGACGAAGGGGGTGGAGGCGAAAAAAAAGCCCGAAAAGAGTTTAGTCTTTACGAGCGAATATGTTTTTGACATTGCCGAATCTCTTTTTCATATGGCCAATTTACAAAATGTGGAACAGATGTCAACAAAAAATAATTTATTTTTATTTGTGTGAAAATAATCCTTGACAGGTGTATACATCTTGTGTACACTCACAAGTGTCACAAACAAAATTCTTGGCAGAGGAGGCTCACATGTTTCTTGATTGGTTATTCTTTACAGATTGGGGAAACTTCACATTGCTTGTTTCGTTCGTCGGTGGTCTTAGTATGATTTGGACGTATTGATATGAACAACTACTTACCATGCGATCTTATTAAAATGTTTGAAGATGCAAAGAGGGAAGCAAACATACCTGAATTAATAGAAGCACTCGAAGTTGTGCGGCTTGATCTAAAACAAATGGCAGAGGAGTTTAAAAACTGTGAACATCGAATTAAAATCTGATAAAGAACTTAAAGACAGCTTCTTCTATTGTGACTTTTGCGAAGAAAAAGCGAAACGGTATTTAATGATAGGAGTTGAATCAGACCCTTTCGGACAAGAATACCTTGTATGTGGTGAGCATGAAGAAAAAGCGTTTGATGCCTATTCCCATTACTTAAAAGAGATCAAGCTGAACGGGGGAATGTTTATAGATGTATACGACACGGAGGAAGAAAAGTGCAATTAAAGCCACAATACGAAGTAAAACTGGTAGCTGAGAATGGTCAACATTTCTACACGGTTGATAAAGATCCCACATATTATCCGGGGGTTACAGGCATATTGGACATGATATCAAAGCCAGCCCTTGTTCCATGGTCTGCCAAGTGTACGGCTGAATATTGTAAGAAAATCATACATAGAGTGAATGGGAAACAATTATCAGATAGGTTTCTTGAAACATTGGTTAAGAGAGCAAAGAAACAACCTAAGTTTATAAAAGAAACGTCCGCTAGTGTCGGTACAGATGGACATTCTTTGTTTGACAAGGCAATAAAAACAGGGGAACCAATGACGGGTAGCCCTTATGCTGAATCTTTTAATTATTGGAGATCGAAAGAGAAGCTTAAAATTGTAGCAGGAGATCACAAGGTTATGTCAATCCAATTCGGATACGGCGGCAGTTTTGATGCGTTGGCTGTGGATGAAAAGGGTGAGTACGTTATTATTGATTTTAAAACGGGCAATAACATTTATGAAACACATGCCCTGCAAGTCGCCGCCTATTCACAAGCTTTTATGGAGACATACGCTTCGCATGGAAGGCCCAATGGTGTGATAGTTCGCCTCATAAAAGACAGGGCTCAGTACGAACGCCGTGAAGTAAGAAATATTCACGATTCATTTGATGCCTTTTCATCAGCCTTGGATTTAAAAAAATCAATGGATTTGGTTCACTTCACAAACAGAGAACTAATAAAAGATAAAAAAATAAAGGAGAAAGTAAAATGAAACCACCAGTAAAAAAAATGGATTATGAAAAAATAGCAACAGATGACTTCGTAACAGGGCATATTGAAGATGTGCTTTACGATATGGAGCATAGCTTTAAAGGCTTTGAAGGTAGCCCAGACGAAACAAAGCCAGGGGTTCGTCTTGTGTTCGTCATCGATGGTTACAAGTTCCCTCATAAAACAGGATGGATGAAATTTAGCTATTCATCCAAATCAAACCTTTTCAAGAAATACGTTTCTTCTCTTGTTAAAGATGCCAAAGAATATATGGAGTTTGATTTGGACCAGCTTAAAGGCATGAAGGTTAAGATGCTGTGGGTTGACAAAGATGAATATCAATACATTGAAACAATACGCCCTGTTGGTGAGAAAGTAATTGCAGTTAAAGAACCGGATGAATCACCAATATAAATAATTTTAACTGGTTGTTAGAGTGCGAACGTAAAAATATTGGCTCCGTTATTGCAAAACGATGGCAAGAAGGCACGGTCTTGGCTCCGACATTTTCCAGTTACTTTTTAAAAATACAAAGGAGATTAAAATGGAAACAGAAGTGAAAGAGCTGTCAATAAATGGCGTAACGTATGTACCAAAAGGAAGTGAAACAAAACCTGCGGAAAGTTTCAACGGTATGCAGTATGCAATCATTAGAACCCGTTCTGCTGGTGTGTTCGCTGGTTATATTAAGGAAAGAGACGGCATGGAAGCGACTGTTATAAAGGCTCGTAGGCTGTGGTACTGGTCTGGGGCAGCTTCGCTATCTCAATTGGCCGTTGATGGGACGGGTAAACCAAAAGAGTGTAAGTTCCCTGTTGCTGTCGATGAAATTTTATTGACAGAAGTTATCGAAATCCTAAGTGTAACAGAAAAAGCAAAAAAATCCATAGAGAGTGTTGCTGTATGGGAAGCGTAATAAATTCCGGGTCAGTGTCCGTGTCCGGGTACGGGTCCGGGTACGGGTACGGGTCCGGGTACGGGTACGGG